CGAATTTTGATGTTGTAAGAGTCATCACATTTAACCCAAGCGGTTGTACCGGCTACAGAACTTCCGCCCGGACCAGTACCAGAAAGTTCCATTACACCTTTCTCACAATAAAAAATTGCTGCAAGCGTACCAGTTGATTCAGCTCCTGTGACGGACGCGGACGGAACAACCAAGAGCCCAAAGGCACCGCCCTCGCCGTTGACATCAATAGTGGTTCCAATTTTCCAACCTGCTGCACCAGCTGCTTTAGTTGTCCCAGCATCATCATTTGCTCGTCCAAGCAATCTTACAAATGTTACTGGTGAGCTATTTCTAAACCAAGCTTGAGCAGCATATGCGCCATATGTAGGAGCAAGACCATGTGGTCCAGCTCGCCAAGCATCTCCAGCTGCATTACCAGCTAATGGGGCTCCAAAAATATTTACAAAGTCTGACATCGAATTGACTTGAACAGGTCTAAGTCCGGGGCCTTTGGCCGCCCGACCGATGATTACTGGTCCCACTATACCAGGAAGTGCGGGCAATTGCGAATTATCAATCTCTGCAATTTTAACCCCTGGGGATACAAATTTAAATTTACTGGCTGGCATTTACAAGTTCTCCTTAGATGAAAATACTACTTATTAAGTCTTAAATAAATAGTATGTTACTGTTCGAAAAGACAAACCTTAACATTATTCTGGCAAATTACCATGTCTCCAGGGTAATTCATCCTTAAAAATTGTTCGTTCTCTGGGAATAGCCACGGAGACTGCATTTTCTCTAATAACAATTTGAGGCTGTTCTTGGTTAGCTTCTGCACCAACCAAATAGCCCAGGATTTTAAAGGTCATTGTCGATTCATAGATACGGGTTTCATCTCCCATTTCCGTTATGTTGTTGTTTTCTGTGAAATCTGACTGCATAAACAACTCATATTGGTGCCCATCTCTCTTTATAGTGGTATAGTTTATACCACCCGTTTTTGTTACAAATGGCTGGATTATTTCATTCATCTGTTGTTGATATTCTGTTCTTACGCTTATCAGATATGATACATCGACATATACTGGCATTGGAATTGAAATTGATTCATAAACAATTTTTTTATTTGCTTTTTTGTTTGGAAAATTAATCTGTCCTGTTCCAACAATTCGATTTGATTTTCTTGCAGAATCAGCATTTAAGAAAGTCGCTGTCTTATCTTGCTGAATTCTTCTTGCAATTAAAATTGAACCACCTTTTTTATCTTTTACTGGTGGAATATTTCCATAAAACATTCCCTTTTTTGTAGGGTCTTTTACCATTGATTGTCTTTGCAAAGTCATTATTGGAAAAATTAATGCGCCATCAATATCTCTTAAATCTTTATGGGCTTTAATTTGCCATGATCGTTCTCCTGCAACCCAAACAAGTGGAACTTTTTTCCAACCTTTATTAGTAGTACAAGAAATATCCAGTGTATCATTTAACCAATCAAAAAGTGCATAATCTATTGTTTCAATAGACGATGGCTTAAACGACATTATGCTTTTTTTTATTTTTGTATCTTCTGTTTTTTCTTCTACATGTGTTTTTTTCGTTTTTTTTCTATGTGTCATTTTTATGTACCATCAAAAAGCCCTTGACGAGCCCTCCCGCATTTAGCTGCAATTTCAAGCATATGATCTGCTTGCCCAAACAATTGTTTCGATTCGGACAAAGTAATTATTTCATAATAATCTCCACCATACAAAATAAAATCACCTTCCCGAACATATAAATCCTGGTCCTCTGTTAACCTTCTTTTGTGAAAATGGCAAGTTAAATTGTAAAGACGATCAACTCCATAGTTTGTAGCAGTTGTTGTGGTTTCACCCCATTCAATTAAAGCATAAACACGAATTGGAGGCAAAAATGTTTTCTTGATCGCTTCTCCATATAAAGGATGAAAATCAGTATGTACGGTGCTTATTGGATAATAAACAATTGTTTGTCCAATGACTCTTTCAATTAACTCATCATTAACTTGTTTAACTAAGTCTCGTTCCTTTTTCCCCAAAAACATTGGTGGGGGCGGCTGCTCCGGTCTTTTCCATTTATTGTCTGCCATAGCCCAAACCGTTATCCTCTATAGATTCCCATTGGAACTTGAATCTGCACTTTTGAAGCATTATCTGCTCTTTTTCCTTCATTCTCTACCAAGACATCATAAGTTAGTTTATCTAATAATTCTTTAAGTTCAGTTTTAAGTTTTTCTTGTTCTTCTTTTGCTTGATTTGTTAAATCTGAAGCATTAAGTGTTACTGATTCTCCGGGGATTGGAATTGTGGTGAATTTTCCACGAATTTGAGCAAGCATTTCTTTGGCAACAGCTAATGAATATTTTCTAATCCACTGTTTGCCCATGCTATTTATATTTTTATATGGGATATTAGCAAATGGAAGGGTATTCAAGTTATTAATACCGTCTGTACCATCTTTTCTTGTTGGATCTTCTTCCCAAGGGTCAGTCGAAATCCCAAACTCAAACCAAATTTTCCTTGGTGCCCCAGTTCCAGGTGTTGAAATTGGTGGATAAAGGCGAATCCTGTTATCTCTTATTTCATAAGAATAATGTGAAGCTCTAGTATATAAATTTGTTTCAAAAGCCATAGCCTGTAATTTGTTTTGCCATGCAGGAACAAGTTCGAAAGTTGATTCATCAGAATATTGACCATAAGTAAATAAATTTCCAACTACATTTAATCCACCATAATATCCATAAAATCTCCACATCGCAGCTGGAGATTTATAATATACTCGATGGACTGAAATTCTTTTGTTGTTTATACTCCCGGTAAATGCTGCCCCAAAATCGGAAGTTCCGTCTATGGAAGCATCTTGCACAATTCCCTGTAGATCATAATCTTGAGTGTTGTCGGTTAATAAAATCGAAGCAGAGTAAATCCTTCCATCCCCAAGTGCTGCTTCTTTTGCTAGTCCTTGGCCAATTCTTCGAGCATATTCAAAAGTAAATGAAGGTACTTTTAAAGAAACTTGAGAACCACTCAAGCTAGAAGAAAGTTCACCAGCTTTTATTGTTCCATCATGATCAAAAGTCCCTGTAGTTGCTCCTAAGAAGTCTGATAAAACATTTATTGCTTGATGATTATTAATTATATATGAATATTCAAGAACTGATAATTCATACGCTGAATAAATATTATTTTCTGTCAATTCAATATCGAGAACATCACCACCAAGCATTTTATATGTAAATGCAACTTGATCAACTGCCCCAGAAATAAAATCTGTTGAGTTTAAATAAATTCCATAAGGAACTGCTGTGGTAGTAACATTTGAGTATGTGCCTGTTACTGGCAATACAATAGCACTTGTTTGTTGAACGGGTGTTAATACTGGAACTGACATTTATATGGCTCTCCTATGAAATAAATAGTTAAACAACAGCTTAAACGAAAAAGAAAACCCCGACTCTCAAAAAAGAAAGCCGGGGTTTCAAAGTTAAGAAACGTTAGTTAATAAATTAACCAAGCAAATCTTCGACAATAACAAGACCATACATATCTGGACGGACCATCTTCTTGCCGTAACGGGTCATAACTCCCTTACGCGGCACGAAGTCTTCCGTTCCAAAAATGGTCGGAGTGATCTGTAGGGGCACATAAGGTGCATAAACATATCCACTTTCGAGGAAACTGTTACCCTTTCGACCGACAAGGATTAGATTCCTTGGGAAATAAGGATCGACATAAACGTCCCATTTCTTAGAAATTTGACCGACCTTTACTGCACCGGCAGTTCCTTTGTTTTCATCAGCAGTTGTGCTTGCGCGGAAACCACTGGTGAACTCCATAATATTTGCAACTTCTGGGCTTGTAACGAGGAAGTTTGCACCACCACGCAACGTTTTGCGATGGATTTGTGCAGAAACATCATTAACCGTTTCAAGCAAAGTCTCATACCATTCCGAAACTGTTCCAGTAAAATCTGGGAAAAGTGACCCATTGATAGAGGTTCCAAGACCACTATCAACAAATTTACCAGGTCTACGTGACCAGTATTGAGTTCCGGCTGTTGCACCTTTAACGAGATCTTCAAGAATTTCTTGATCAATCTCAAGCGCAATATGCTCAGACAAAATACCAGTAAGCTCAACTTCTGCATCCAAGTTATGGTATGCATTAATATCTTGCTGAAGTTCCGGCGTCCATTTAGCTTTGAGCTTTTTGGTAATTGCAGTAATTGATACGCTGTCAACTTTAATATCAATTTCTGGAATGCCAGCATTATTCTCAAGACCCCACGCAGTTGCTCCAACAACAGCCCCAAGCGTATTGCTTTGGGTAATGTTATCAGTTGCAGCCCACGAATAGGTTGCCGAAGCAGATACCGTATTCATATCAGTTGCAGGTGTTCCACCACCAGCAAGTCGAGCACCGAAAACTAATAAAGTAGTCGTGCTTGTACCACTAAGCTGGGTAAGTCTTCGAATCTGATTAATACCAGTTCCAAAAAGACAATTACCAGCACTACTAGTCACTGAAAGCGTAACATAATCTTTTTCATTTAGTGCTAGGCCACCACTGGCGACTGAAGAAATAGGAATTGATCCAACATAAACTTGCGTTGTACCAGATGTAAAATCTGGATCAAAACGACAAATGCGATCTAAAACAGCATCCCCACTACCGAACGTCCCTGAAAGAACTGGGGTTAATGCGAAAGACGTGCTTCCTGTTGGGGAAGAATAACCATTATTTAGGTTATAAAAACTGTG